TTTGCTATGGGCGATGAGAGAGCGCCTCACTCGCTCTGTCCCCAATTACAGTATAGACAACTGCTATATATTTATATTAAACAACTTATATAACAATTATATAAACCCATTATATATATATATACATATATATGCATAGGCTATGCATTGTTATCACATTAACATTGTTACAGTGTGACAAGTGTAACAGTTACAAGTGTAACTTTTGATACAGTTGTTCTACGCAAATTATTGCTTTACGTTATGGCATAATATATGCATAATCCTATATAGCAGTAACTTAATAATCAAATAGGGGATTAAAATGAATGCTTACACTGTAGAACTAACAATCGATGAAATAACAGAATTGCACGTCACATTAGTTTTGCGTAGAGAGCAATTGATTCAAGAGCAATCAAGCAACAACAAAACAATTCAGGCTATAGCAACAAGGCAATTAGAAAGAATATCGCCAATGCTTGAATACTTTAATTCAATAGTAATTGAACACTATCAAACAGTAACAGAATCGAAGTAAGCAATTATCAATAGTCAATTAAATAGGGGATTAGACAATGACTATCTATCAGGAAATAACCGATTCAATCATTCAGGAACTAGAGAAGGGTGCTACACCTTGGGTTAAACCTTGGAATGCACCTGCCAGTGCGGATAAGAACATAGTCAGTGGAAAGCCTTACAGAGGTATCAATCGGTTCATTACAGCAATGGTATCCGGCATCAAAGGCTACGATTGTCCAGCATGGGCAAGCATAAAACAATGGAATGAACTAGGCGCAAGGGTTCGTAAGGATGAAAAGGCAACTAAGATTGTTTACTGGTCTCAAGCAAAGGATAAGAAAGCAGAGAAAGCGGGTGAAGATAAGTTTTATCAATTTGCGAAAGTATCTTACATTTTCAACGTTGCTCAAGTAGAGGGAATTGACATTATCGCAAGTGAAGATACGCCGGTATCTGACAATCAAAAAATTGAAGCTTGTGAAAGCAGAATCATTGCAACACAAGCGAAATACTCTATCGGTGGTGACACTGCTTGTTATATCCCCTCAATTGATGCAATCAGAATGCCAGCACTGAATACCTTCCAAAGCACTGAACATTACTATGCAACCTTTTTCCATGAACTAACCCACTGGACAAGCGAAAAGACCCGCTGTGATAGAGACTTGTCTAAAGGCAGGTTCGGTAATGCTGATTATGCGTTTGAGGAGCTAGTCGCCGAACTAGGTGCTGCTTTCTTATGTCAGCAGCATGGCATCAAAGGTGACTTACGCCATGCCGGATATATAGATCACTGGCTTAAATGCTTGAAAGCAGATTCAAGAGCAATATTTAAAGCCAGTGCATTAGCGCAGCAAGCTAGTGATTTTCTGCTTAGTTGCGGTAGTGATAAGCAGGAACTAATTAACGACGAATTACTAGCAGCATAAACAAAGTAGGGGGATTTTCCCCCTATTTCCTACACTTTAGGGGATTAGACAAATGTTAAATGATTATTTTGAATATCGTATTTCTAAGCATTTTTTGCCAGCAATAATTAATGATGATTATTCAGGTTTAAATGATGAAGAAATAAACCTATTAAATCGTTTTTTGAGTGAAGCAAACAATCTTGATAATGCAACATGGGATATTGATTCTGACAGTGAATCACATTTTATTGATTGTGACATTACTGGACTATTTTCAGATTGTTATGATGTGAAATTACACTTTAACAATGAATCAATTAAGGGGATTAGATAATGAAAAAGCAAGGATACTTAGCAGCATTATTACGTCAAAAACCTGATTGGATTTTGTTATCTGCAAAGAATCCTAATCATTACATGACAAAAACTCACGTTTTGCTTCATTACATTGCATTAAGAAAAATGGGTGAAATATGAAAACATTAAAGACTAGACAACCCTTAAATGTAGGCAAAAAACACAAGGTATTTACTGATTTTGGTACGTACTACATTTTCCTAAGTAATGGCATTCAGCAACAATTCACCATTGGAAACATTACTTTTAACGCTATCGGGGGTTATGCAAGCAATGGTTTTAGACCGGATAAACCTATACCTGAAAGCTGGATTGTTGACCTAAGCACACCATTAAACGACGAATTGAGGGGCTAAAAATGAATAACTTTGATTTATTAACTGACAATCAAAAAGCATTTGTAAAGGCTATGCGTGATAGTTCGGGGGTTTTAGAGACCGCAACTATTGAATTCTTATTGACTGATACAGCAACCAATTTTTTAAAATATTCGCCCTATTGCGATTTATATAGTCAATTAGCTGACTCTTACGATATTTGGCAACTTGCTATTAATTTTGAGCGGAATCGCTGTTATGGCATTTGTGATGATATGGGAACCGATGCAGACGGGCATTATTGCGCTGACGCTATAAAGGCTAATCATGCTTAATTATAAAAAATTACTTAAGATAAATTGTGTTGAATGCAAAGAAATAAAAATCTATTTTTGGGTTAGGCGTTGCTCTTTTTGTGACGTAAGTGAGGGGAAAGTAAATGCTTAAAACACTACTTGAACTGATAGCTGGTGCTTTTTGTTTCCTGATTATGTATTGCTTTTTTATACTTTTATTATCTGTTTAGGGGGATTTATGTCAACGCTTTCAATGTCAAAAGCAGATCAATTAATCTGTGATGAATTTGATTTATATGAATATGGCACTGCTTATGTAGTAACCATGCCTAATGGGTATCGTTTTGTTTTAAGCAATTCAACCAATGAGCAAAACGAAAAGCTTGAACGTATGGGTGCAACTATTGAACATTTATCAGAATTAGGGGGTTGATATGAGTTTATTGCAAGAAATTGAGCAGCATGGTCTAGCAGATTGTGAATTCAATAGGAAAAATACTCTGCTTACCTATTGGTTATTTGTTTTTAATGAACAAATGAGCGATGGCGATGATGGGTGGGAAGAACTAGATTTTGATGATGCACCAAGTAATTTACACTTTCGTAATTGGCTAGCAACTTGGAAAGAAGATTCTAGGGGAAAGCTTTTAAGCTTGATTTAAGACGTTTAATTTGTTTAGGCTGGTCTGGTATAGGCTAGCCTTTTTTATCGCCCTAAAGGGGCTTAGAATCAATTTAAAGGGGATTGTTATGAGTAAGCTTAAAGAAAGCATTACTGTTTCACAAGAATATAATGAATCTGATAATTTTGTTATTGATCCAACTATTGATTTACAGCAAATAATTGATTGTTTAATTGAAGGGGCTACTGCTTTCACAATGTTATCTAATCATTGTCCAGTAGATGAAAAGCAATACTTTCTGAATAAACGCGAACAATTGACCGATTGTGCCGCTGTTTTAACATCATTGCTTTAAAGCAGACTCCCAAGCCCGTATCAATCCTAGATCAGAACTTCGCTTACACATCATCAGCAAGCACAGACCTGAGAGCCAAGTTCAAAGCATTGGGATTCAAAACCCCGAAGGTAAAAAAAGTTAAGTAAATGTTACTGCTTAATTTTTAAGCACCTATTATAAGTTTTATATAGAGATAAATAGATAGTCGATAGTTCTTTGTATAAAGAACTATTCATTGTATTTATATATATCAAGAACCATGCCAGCCAAAGTTATCCACAGGTTATCCACAGACTTATCCACAGATAGACCATGCCTATTGCTATCTGCAAACCCATAATTATTATTCATAGACAATAATCTGCTAATCAATTACATTTCTATCGCAACATATTTTTTTTAAACAAAGGAGAAAACATGAGGTATTTATTTGCTTTGTGGTTAGCTGTTACTGCCCCACTTGTGTACGCATCATGCACATACAACACCTATTGCGACCAAGGTAGATGTGTCACTTGCACAACCTGCTGCTACGGAAATAGTTGCAATACCAACTGCTACTAAATTAGACAACCCTTTCGGGAGATTAGGAATGACATATTTAAAAGACATCAAACTGTGCGTAGATTGTTTTTTCTACGGAACACCACACAATCAGCGTGATCGCTGCTTACATCCCAAGCTAACAACCGTTGACCTAGTAACTGGTAATGCTGAGTTCCCCTACTGCTATGCGAGCTTGAGGAGGCCATGCGTGAAGCCCCTACCCTTTAGCCAAGATGACGTTAATCGTGCCATAGACAGGCTGACAGCGGTTCTGGAAGATGAATTCGCTAATGACTTCTCTGCATGGGGATCAGCAACTCTGATACTGCTTTGCTCAATCATAGATATGACAGGGGCAGACAGGCAGGAGATTGCTGAACTTATCTCAAAACAACCAAACTACGGGGATTTGCAATGACTGAAAAAGACATTGTGCGATTAGCAGAAGAAGCAGAGTTATGGCTGCATACCGATAGAAAGTATGAAGCCGTAGAGAAGTTTGCAAAGCTAGTTGCAGCAGAAGAACGTGAAGCTTGTGCTGTTATTGCGTTCAATGCCAAAACATACATAGAAGCAGCCGAGGCTATTCGCGCAAGGGGGCAGGATGACTGACAAACAATGGGCAACGGGAAAAGGTGAAGCAGGTAGAGACACTCACGTTTGGCCTTTGAATGATCTCCGTAAACACGATCTTACTAAAGATTGCTGGTGCGACCCTCGAAAAGACTACGAGGAATTTGACCTGTATATACACCGCTCAATGGATAAACGAGAGTTATATGAGCAAGGAAGGAAGATGTCATGACTGACAGAGAGCTATTACAGATGGCGCTTAATGCGTTGGAGCGCTACAAAAGTCCGGATTCAACAATTAAAGCACTACGCGCCAGACTAGCGCAACCTGAACATCCAGACGCACAAGGTTCGCCATGTCCAAAGTTTTGGGATTGGCTACCAAAAGCATACGGACAAACCGAATCATTCTCGAAATACAACATGGAAGTTGCGTATTTAGAGGGTAAAAAAGCGCAGTCTGAACGAGCAGAATGTGATGGTGGGCAGTGTGGTATTGGCGGGTATTGTAAGCAGTGTCCAAAAACGCAGCCTGAACCGGAGCCGGTGGCGTGGATTAGTGACAACGCTGGTTTGTATCATGGAAAGCCACCAGAATCACTTAACTCTTTGCCTTTGTATTTAACACCACCACAGCGCGAATGGGTAGGGCTGACGGATGAGCAATATGAAGTAATGGCAGAGCAGCACGTAACTAACTGCTATTTCGACACATTGAAATACGCAAAAGCCATTGAAGCCAAACTTAAGGACAACAATTATGACAAGCGTTAATACAGATGATTTTGCACCAGAGGTTAGAAATGCAGCATGGTGGTCGGGAGACAGCCGCCTAGCAGCTAACGGTCGCGCTGCTGACGCAATCCTAGTTAAGCAGGGAAAGAAGGAGCCGCCTGATCTGTCCGAGGTGGAAGAAGTACAAATGGGTAAGGTGATGGAACCAACTATTGCCAGACTATTTCAAGACAAGCACAAGATAGAACTCAAGGACGCTGACTATGTTCTTTCGCATAAGACTGAGCCGTGGCTTAAATCTCATTTTGATTACATCTCAGCAAATGGACGAATACTCGTTGAATGCAAGAACTACAACGCTGGCGTTATGTCTAAGTTCGACGAAGAAACAAACATGGTTCCTGCTGCTGATATGGCGCAACTCGTACACGAAGCGGCCTGTCATAACGTGGATGAGATTTATCTTGCGGTCTTGTTTGGTGGACAAAAATTCAGAACCTTCCACTTCAACATTACTCAGGAAATGAAGGATGAGCTTGTCAAAGAGATGGCAAAGTTTTGGGGCATTGTTGTATCGAATGCCGAGCCACAGGCTAGTGATGTTGAATCAACCAAGCTTATCTGGCCTACTTCAAGTGAGGAAGTCGCAACTGCAACAGGCGCGGTTGAACAGGCTTGCGTTGTTCTTCAAGAGTACAAGGCACGT